GTACTCGTCCGCGACCGCTGCGTAGGTGGAGTCGTTGTCCGAATCCTCGATCAGAACCGCGAAGGTAGCATTGGTGTCGGTATTGGCACCGATGTTGATGGCGAGCATGCAGCCATCGTAGCCATTGAGGTCAGCGGTCGTGGAGACGACGGCGGTGTTGTCCGTGCGGGCAGCCTGCGGCGAAATCGCTCGCTTGAGGTCCAGCCCATTCATGATGTCACGCATTGAAGCGTTCCTTTCGATTGGATTGAGGGAGATGCAAGAAGGCGACCGGCGGGATTAGCCGCCGGTCAATGCGTCAGATCAGGAAGTTCCGAACTTCAGGATCTTGAGGGCTTCGAAGTTCACGACGCCGCCACCGGTGCGCTTGGTGGTGTAGAACTTCGTGTATGGCTTCGAAGTCAGGTTGTCGCGCAGCACGCGAATGCCCTGCCGATCGACGATCTGGTAGGCCTGCTTGAGGTCACCGAACGCCAGCGACAGGCTGTCCGCGCCGAGCGCGGGCATATCCTCCATCCGGACAACCGGATAGCCCATGATCGTCTCAGGCACGCCGGCAACGAACGAAGGCTGCCAGAGATAGTTGCTCTGGCCGTCCTTGAACTTGCGGATCGCGGTGATGACCGACCGGCGGGTGAACCACGCCGCATTGATGAGGTACTCGTTCTTGAGCAATCCCATCAGGTCGATCAGCTTGTCGCCCTTGGCGGACGCAGCGAAGTCTGCCGAGACGCCGGTGGCAAGATAACCGATGGAACCCCAAGCCACGCCGGAGCCGCTATCGGCGGCCACGGGGTAGCCGTTGATGAAGCCGCGGATCTTGTTCGCGGCGCCGGTGACGAACTCGGAATTTTCGAAACGGCCGAACTTGCCGCCGACCTTGTCCATGAGCCAGCCCTCGATGTTGACGGAGGCGTCATCGAGCAGGTTCTGAGTGGCCTTCGGCTCGGTGTCGAGATTGAACACTGGGATTTTCCACTCGCCGACCTGCGGCGTAGTGGTATCTCCCGAAGTCGAATGCTCGCCGGCGTAACCGACACCCGCCTCGCCCAGGTCTTCGATACCCTCAAGGGCGTCGGTCGAGATCGTGCGCGCGCTCGCATACTGGCGAACCGGGCTGGTCTCATAGACCTTCTTGACGATGCCGCCGGTGACGTCCGGGGTGACGAAGTAGCCGCCGTCGGGATCAGACCCGACCGAGAGCGTTTTCACTTCGTCTGCGCTGAGTGCCTGATGACCCTCCCGCGCGAAACGGTCGAACGCCGACTTATAGTCGCCGTAACCCTTCTCATCGAGAGCGGTAAACGGCCGGCGGCGATCGATCGCGTTTGCGTTCAGGATGGTGTTGAATTCCTTCAACTCCATCTCGGCTTTTCCGCTGGCGTCGTTCTTGAGGCCCAAGCGGTTGAGTTTCAATTCGAGTGCCTCTCGTTCGGCCTTCTCGGCCTTCACGGCATTCTCGATCGCGGTTTTCGCTTCGATCGCAGTATCAAGCGACTTTTCGATCTTGCCGAGACGTTCGACGAGCACCGGATCGTTGGCGCCGCCCTTCGTCTTGAATTCCTTCATCTGCTCGTCGTGCGATGCCTTGAATGCTTCGAAGGCCTCGCCCTGCTGCTTAAGCAGGGTTTCAATCTGGTCCGACATGGGACTTTCCTTTATGGGTTGAGAGTTGCGATGTTGCGGCGAATGATCGCCGCCAGACCCGCTTCGTCTTCATCCCGAAGAGAAGTTGCCGGAACACCAGCATCGCGCTGGAGCCATTTTCGGAAAGTGGCGACCGCCTTCACGGCGTCGCTGCGCGACAATGTGGCCTCACGCAACATTGCTTCCAGTTCGCGCGGATCGAAATCGGACTTGACGTTGCTGACGAGAGCCTTGTCGTTTGCCGGAAACGTGACCAGCGACAGCTCCATCAGCTTCAGTTGCTCGAGGTAGCGCCGCGGCTCGCCGGCCTTTGCCCCGTTGCGAAACTTGATCGTTTGGTAACCGATCGACATGCCATCGAGCGCGCCGGCCTTGAGGCCCTCGTAGATGTACTGGCCGCGTTCGGTGCCCATGGCGAAGAGTTCGCCCTCGACCTTGAGGCCCCTGGAGTTTTCCTCCATCGACGTCCACTTGCCGACCGGCAGAAGATCGTCGGCGCCGCCGCCGAAAATCCCGCCGCCGTGCTGCAGCAGCATCGGGGGATATTTTCCCTTGTCTTCCCACTCGCGAAGCGTGGTCTTGAAGGCGCCATTCTCGATCACGTCACCGTAGGAATCGACGTTGCCGAACACGGCGCCATAGCCGGAAAAAACGCCCGTTTTGTCGGAAGCAAACTTGACCTCCATGTCAAAGCGCAAGCGGTCCATTATTCGTCTCCAGGCTCGGGGTCAGCCGGCGGTTTGGTTGGCTTCACTGGCGCGGCTTGCGCCGGCGGCTGCGGAAGTTTGTCCGCCTCAGGATCGTCGCTGCGGTCCATGTCTTCGAAGTCGCGGACTTCGTTCTGCGTACCCCAGCCCTTTGAGCCGCCAGAGCCAAGCATTTTCGAGTAGTAGTTCGACTTCTCGGTTGGATTAGCGCTCATCATCGCGTTGACGACGAACTTCGTATAGTATCCAGCGCGCAGATCTTCATCGGTGAGCAGGTTGACGTTCGCGCTCTGCGATACGCGCCGATAGATTGGGTCCAGCGTGTAAGTCCTGTGCGCCTGAAAGAACTCGGAGGCGCTTGCGAAAGTCGGAGACTGGTCGCCGGCGTGCCCGATCATGATCGGCCACACCCGCATGCCGCGGCACATTTCCTCGATCTGGTGCTTCCGCGTTTCGATCAACTGCTGGTCAACAGCGGTCATCATGATGCTTTTCAGATCAGCATCCATGTCCAAGATCATCGGCTTCCCGGCGCGCTCGCCGCCTGGGAGATGCTTGTCCATCCACGCCGACAGGAATGAAAACTTTTCCGGAGCCAGCTTGTCTTTGACGCTATAGACAGCCGAAGTCTGGAGTCCGTTTTTCTGCCCTTCGCTTTGCCCACGCTCTAGCGAAGCCGCCAGCCCGATGGCGTTACGCGCCATATAGATCGGGTCCATGCCGAGCCACGAATTCCAAGACGGCCCACGCAGATGCCAGATCGCGTCTTGTCCGAACTCCTGTTCTTCGCCACTTTTGCCGCGGACGAAGTACCGGAGAGAATAATCACTTCGTTGTTCAACCCGAACGCGGCCCGGTTCAATCGGAATCAGTTCGCGAATTTCTCGCGCAATCCCCACCTTGTTTGTGAACACGAAGGCGTTGAACGTGAGGTCAAGATGAAAACTAACCGTTTCCAAAAACTCCAGCGACGTTTGCCAGCTATTCGGCTTACGGCTGATCAGAATGTGAAGGGGGTGATCTGTCGCGATTTTGCGACCGCCGCCCGATTCCTGATAGACGCGGAACGGAACTGAAAGCCCTTCTGACCTTACTCGCGCACAAGACAGGATCGTGGTGACCTGGAGCGCCGTACTCCAATTAACGGGAATACCCGCCTCGGAAAGGCGACTGCCATAAACCTCTTTGAACAATTCGAGCGAAGACGTGATCTGACGGCCGCCGTCGTCCTTCCGCCCAATGAGTCTATTCCAGAGGCCCATGGGCGCCGATACCTTTAAGCAGTCGCGACCTCCCAGAACGACTGTGAGGCGCTGCCAGTCATGAACCGGGCGAGCGCCATCATGTGCGCCACGGGCCCGTCGATCTTGTTTTCTTCGCGATCCTTGCGAGGGTAGACGTTGTCTTTTGCATCGGGCTTAGCCACGACGTTCGACAGCATCCATGTGTAGACGGGGTCACCATTGTGAGCGGTCTTCCGCGATCGGATCAGACCGTCCATCTGCTTCATGGGTTCGGAGAAATTCAGCACCAGCGGCCGAACCTCAATCACCGGGATGCCCTTCGCCATCAATTCGCTGACCATCATCATGGCCTGGTGCGGATCGTAGGCAACTTCGGAGACCTGAAACTTCTCCGTCAGGTCGATGATGGTGTCTCGCACCTCGATGTAGTCGATCATCTCTCCGTCCGTCTGCGTGATCCACGCTTCCGGACAGTTGACCCACCCTCGATAGTGTTCGTTTTCCCCTTGCTCGATCGTCGCTTCCGGGAGGAAGTATTTCCCGAACCTGACGTACTCGAATCCCTTCGCGGTCAGATCCTTCGCCGCCGCGCAGTCGCACTCGGCAAGTTTGAAGATAATCTCTATGGCGGCTATATCGACCTTCGCCGCTAGGTCGAGTCCGATGCGGCACGGCTGCTTCTCGAAATCTTCCAGCCTTAGCTTCAGCTGCGCCGATTCATTCCAGCGCTGAATATTGAAATACGCTGACCGCGACTGCACCCACATATTGAGGTGCTTGGTCTTGAACGTTCCGACCTTCCGCGCGTTGTTGATGGCTTCACGCTGGCGGGCGCGGAGAAATTCCCCATTCACACTAACGTCGTAATTCGGGTTCGCCTTGCGGAGAGCGAGTTCGGACGTCCAGTCGTCCTTCGGATCGACGCCATACATCAGCGCGAACATCTCGTCGTTCGCTATGACTCCTTCAAGCATTCTCTGGGCGTCGAGCACCGCGGCGTAGCAGGGTCCAGCAAGATTATCGCCGGCAGTCGTGATGATGATGGACAGGGGCTGCTCGCGCGCGCCCATGCCGGTCTCCATCGTATCAACCATCGCGTCGGTATCGTGCTCGTGGTACTCGTCCACGATCGAGCATGATGGCGACGCGCCGTCGCCCGGCTTTCCAATGATCGGCTCGAACCGGCTGGCGTTGCCGAGGATGTGCAAGTTCGAAGCGTTAACGTCTAGGCCGTATGCGGCCTTCAGGGCGGGTGTTTTCAGCGCCATCAGCCGGGCTGGCCGGAAAACTTCCCAAGCCTGCTTTTCGGTGGTGGCGCCGGAATAGACTTCCGCGCCGTGCTCGCCGTCCGCGGTCAGCATGTAGAGCCCGACAGCCGCAGCCCATGTAGACTTGGCGTTCTTTCGAGGCTCGAGAATGATAGCCTTACGGAAGCGACGGAGGTTGTCCTGCTTCCGGACCCATCCGAACAGACAGACCGTTTTGAAGCACTGCCACGGCTCGAGCTTCAGAAGCTCCGATTTCGAGGCCCACACCCCTTTCGTGTGCGGCAGCAACTCGATGAATTTACAGACTCGTTCGGCTTTGACCGGATCGAATCGGTAGGCAAACGCCTTGGTTTTCGCTTTCGCAAGGTCCGCGACATGACGCTTGCACGCCAGCCTCACCCATTTGCAAGCCGGGATCTTCTTGGCGACGACCGCCTTCGCATACTGGAGCGCGAGGTCCACATGGGGAAACTTGTCGGCCATGTCATCCCAAATTCTTGAACGGGTTTCCTTCTGGCTTGTTGATGATGGAAACCTTGGACCGCGCCGCCGGCGTCAGCCCCAATTCGCTCAGTAGCGACTGCGCGTGCCGCATCGCTTCGTTGCGCTGCGCCACTTCGGGGCGAGATCGGTACATGGTGCTGCCGCTCTCATTGACCGTTTCGAAGGTCCGTCCGTTGTCTTCGACCAGCGCTGTCGTGATTTCGACCTCCTCGATGCGCGACGCGCAAAGGGTGATCACCGCCGTGTCGGCCGACGACGCGATTCCCATCTCGTCGAGAATCGCCACCAGTCCGTGAAAGATTTCCGTGCCGCGCACCGTCAGCCAGTGTGGCGGCTTAGGAAGATCGGTCGGCGCCGCTGGCGCTTCTGAGTTCATCCGGCTCGGCTGTGCCGTTCCGGTGACGATTTTCAGATGGTCCGGCTTGCGCTTCCGGCCTCCCTGGTGGGCCATGGGAAAAAACACCTCAGAATTGCACGCGTAGATTTTTTGG